AAACTTTGACGACAAAGCGGATGCTGATCTTCTAGCCGCCACAAAAGGTGGCGTCGTAGTCACCAAACGCGGCGGTGTCACCGGCTGCAAATATTGCAACGCATTCCTTGCGTGCAAACAGAAAGACGCACTCATTGCGTGCGGCGATCTGGTTCTGTAGCCAAACACGGAGATATCAATGAAAGCTGTCGAAGACACGTCGTATAACCCTGACGTGGAGGACGTAGTACGCATTCTGTGTGAAAAGACACAGAGTTCGAACCATCTGTTCTTCCGCGTGTTGACGACGTTCCATCTGTGCATGATCGCGTCACAAATGCGGGTATTGATCCGCACCCATGATCGGGGTGACATCCCAGTCAACATGTACGCCTTGAACCTCGCCACCTCCGGTGCTGGTAAAGGTTTCTCGACGAACATCCTGGAAAAGGAGATAACGACTCAATTCCGTACCCGGTTCCTCGAAAACTTCCCGTTCACCGCCGAACCGAACCTCGAAAAGATTGCGCTCAAACGCTCTGGCCGGGATTCGACGGACTACGACTTCGAACTGGAAAAGATCAAGAAGGAATTCGCTTCCCTTGGTCCCCTGGTTTATAGCTTCGACTCCGGTACCCCGGCTGCGGTAAAACAGATGCGGCACAAGCTGTTGCTCGCCGACGCGGGCGCAGTCAACTTGATCATTGACGAAATCGGTTCCAATCTGTCGTCCAGCTCTGAAGTGCTCACAACACTGCTGGAACTGTTCGACATGGGCGGTATTCGTCAGAAGATCACCAAAGTGACCGCTGAAAACGTACGTCACGAGGAAATCGATGGCAACACGCCAACGAACCTCATGATGTTCGGTACACCGTCGAAATTGCTCGATGGTGGCAAGACCGAGGACGAGTTGATCTCGTTACTCGACACCGGTTACGCCCGTCGTTGTTTCTTCAGCTATGGCAAAGAAAGCACCCGCGATCTGACCCTTTCGGCTGAAGAGATTTACGACCGTATGACGAACAAGGTTTCGTCTACGTTTGTCGATGCGTTCAGCGAAAAGCTGGGCTACTTGGCGGATTCGCACAACATGGGCACCGTGTTGACGATGACGAAGGAAACCAGCTTGCTGGTGATCCAATACAAGATCGACTGCGAGCGTTTTGCCGATGCCCTGCCCGAACACGAAGAACAACGCAAAGCGGAAATCTCTCACCGCTACTTCAAGGCTTTGAAGGCTGCTGGTGCCTATGCATTCATCGACGGCTCGCCTGAGTTGACGGAACTGCATTTCTACCAAGCGGTAAAGCTTGCTGAAGAAAGCGGTAAGGCTTTCGAGCTTCTGCTGTCTCGTGAACGCCCGTATGTCAAGCTGGCGAACTATCTGGGCAACTGCGGTACCGAAGTGACCGAACCGGACCTGATACAGGACTTGCCTTATTACAAGGGCAGTCAGGCAGCGCGTGCGGACATGGTCAAGATGGCCATCGCCTGGGGCTACAAGAACAACGTCATCATCAAGAAGGCTTTCACCGACGGGATTGAGTTCCTGCGCGGCGAGAAGCTGAAGGTCACTGACCTGACCAAGATGGTGGTGTCGTACGCCCGCGGCGGAGCCGGTGAACACCCTGCACATGGCTATGCCAATAAAACGGCGCCATGGACCCAGTTGGAACGTCTCGTTACCGGGACCGACCTGCACTGGTTGAATCACCACGTTCACGGCGGTCATCGCACCGAGGACACTTGTGTCCCTGGTTTTAACATGATTGTGTTGGATATCGACGGCACCATGAACTTGGCTACGGCCAAGATGCTTATGAAGGATTACGCCGCGGTTTACTACACGACCAAGCGTCACACCGACGATGTCAATCGGTTCCGCATTATTCTGCCAACGAACTACGTTCTGCAAATGGACGCGAAGGAATATAAGGAATTCATGAAGAACGTGCTGGAATCTCTGCCGTTCGAAGTGGATGAGTCCTGTACTCACCGAAGCAAGAAGTGGATGTCGCATAACGCCAACTTCGAGCAAGTTGATGGCGAATTGTTCGACGTCCTCCCGTTCATCCCGAAAACCAGCAAAAACGAAGAGCGTCAGCAGCGGTTGGGCAACCAACAGCAGATGGACAATCTGGAACGCTGGATCATCAACAACACGGGCGATGGCAACCGCAATGTCATGTTGCACCGCTACGCCCGCTTGCTGATTGAAGCTGGGAAGAACTGGAACGAAATTAAGGACCATGTCTCAGCCCTCAACGATAAGTTGGCGGACAAACTATCCGAGTCCGAGATTCTCGGTTCCATCATGGTCACTGTCGGCAAAGAGCTGGCGGCACGTCCTTAACAGTCACTCTGGCCCCGTCCCGGGGCTTTTGTGCTTTCTATCAGGAGTTTTCCTATGAATGAACATTTGGCGCTCATTTGCGGCAAATCGGGTAGCGGCAAGTCTGCTTCCCTGCGCAATCTGCGCGATCCCGAAACGGTTCTGTATCTGAACTGTGAAGCGGGCAAGCGTCTGCCATTCCCGGCGAAGTTCACCCAAAAGACGGTGACCAACCCAAACCAAGTGAAAGAAGCTTTCGCCTGGGCCGAGAAGCAGGACAACATCAAAGTCATCGTGGTTGACACCTTGACCTTCTGGCTTGATATGTACATCAGCCAGTATGTGCGTACCGCGGTCGATGGTCGTGCCGCCTGGGGCAACTTCGCGGAGTTCTTCCGCTCGACCATGCAGGTCGAAGTCGCCAAGTCCACCAAGAAGGTCATCTTCCTCGCCCACGTTCTCGACGTGTACAACGAGACCGCCATGGTCATGGAAACCGCGATCCCGGTCGCCGGCTCCCTGAAGAACCAAGGCATCGAAGCTTACTTCTCGCTGGTGCTGATGTGCCAGAAGATCAAGATCGACGATCTGGTCGAGGGCAGCGATCTGCTGAAGATCACCCCGCGCGAAAAAGCCCTGGGCTTCAAACACGTCTTCCAGACGGAAGTCACCAAGGATACGATCAACACGCGCATCCGCGGTCCTATGCTGCTGTGGGCCGAGAACGAAACGTACATCGACAACGACATCCAGATGGTCATCGACCGCATGGACACCTATTATAACTGATGGAATCTGTGTAGACTGCGGGGATTAGTCTAGTCAACCATTTAAGGAGCTTACGTGACTTTCATACGAAAACCCGCAGGAATTATGAGCATCTCTCGCCGGACCCGTGTCTTCGGGGTTGGTATCAATGATGCCCCATATGTCACACGAGATTGCCCACTGTACGCACAGTGGAAGGCTGCTTTGCAACGTGCCTACTGCCCCAAATGGAAAGCTCGCTTTCCGTGCTATGTCAGCGTGGCCATGGAACCTTCATGGCATTCATTCTCTGCATTTCTATCATGGGCAGATACACAGGACTGGGAAGACAAGTTTTTAGATAAAGACTTGAAATCCCCTGGCAATAAAACCTACAGCGCCGATACCTGTTTATGGGTGTCTCGCCGTGTGAATATGCTGGTCAGTTTTCCTAGCGGAAAACAGTCTGAGCTGCCTGTGGGAGTAGACGCTATAAAAGGGCGCTACATGGCACGCATGCGTGTCGAAGGCAAGAACACCTACATAGGCTTGTTCGATACCCCGACAGAAGCCCATATTGCATTCACCAAAGCAAAGTCTGTTTTGGTGCGTGAAGTCGCAGCAGTGCAACCTGACGATGTGCGCAAAGCCTTGTTGAACGTCGCAGACCTGATTGAATCAGGAACCTACTACCAATAGCAGTGGCCACCTCCGGTGGCTGTTGTGGTTTTTAAACACCTTCCCTTAAATTTGGAGCAACACCATGAGCCTCAACCCTTTTGCCAATACCGCCAACACCACCAACGAATCGATCGAAACCGACAGTGACCGCCTGGGCGGTGGTTTTGTCTGGGATACCGATGCGTACGAAGTGACCATCCTGTCCGCATTCGCTGCCAAGTCCAAAGGCGGCGCCGGTTCCATGACTCTGGAAGTCCAGAGCGCCGACGGCCGTAAGCACAAGTTCACCGAGTGGGTCACCTCGGGTGATGCCAAGGGCAACAAGCCGTACTACGAACGTGACGGCAAGAAGTCCTACCTGCCGGGCTTCAACAACATGAATGCCATCGCGATGTTCTGCGCCAAGAAAGAACTGAACGCGCTGACCTTCGAGACCAAAATCGTCAAGCTGCGCAACTTCGACACCAAGACCGACGTTCCGACCGAAGTGCCAATGGCGGTCGAGCTGATCGGCAAAAAGTTCATCCTGGGCCTGCTGAAGGTCGAAGAAAACAAGACCAAGAAAGTCGGCAACGACTATCTGCCTGTTGCCGATGCAACCGGTGCCCCGATCACCAAGTTCAACAACGAAATCGGCAAGATCTTCTTCGCCGATAACAAGTGCACCATCGCTGAACTGCGCCAGGCCAAACAGTCCGGCAGTACGCCGACTGCCGAATTCTACGACAAGTGGGTCGAAGCCAACAAAGGCAAAGTCATCGACAAGGTCAAGAAAGACGGCCTGGTGCCTGAAGCTGGCGGCGCCGGTCCTGCTGGTACCCCGACTGATGCCGGTGGTGCTGAAGTCGATTCCCTGTTCGATTGATCCAACCCTGGGCAGGCAACTGCCCATTTTCAGGAGCTGTCCATGTCTGTACCCGCCGAACAAGCGCTTGAGTCTGAAATTCAAGCCAAGGGCCTCAACGCACCTCGCGTAACGCCTGCCGCCATTGATGCCATGATCAAGACCACTGAGCTGATTAAGATCGAACCTTCGATCTTGCTCTGTATCCTGACTCTGCATAACGGCCTCATCATCGTCGGTAAGAACCTTGGCAGTGTCTGCCCGGAGAACTACGACGAAGAGTTGGGTAAAAAGCTGGCATTCAAGGATGCCCGTGACCAACTATGGCCGCTGGCCGGCTTCCTGCTGGCCGAGGACATTCACCGTGGCAATCGCCCACTGACTCAGGAACAGCGCGAGCTGCCTGATCATGTGCAGCGCGTTATCACCGAAATGTACCAAGTTGCCGCTCGTCTGATGGGATTGTCCGAATTCCTTGCGAAACTGGACGCCGGGGTACTTGTGGGCTTGAATATGGCAGAAGACGAAGTCTCTGACCTGCGCAAGCAACACGGTCTCATGTCTGGCTACGTTGAAGTGCTTCAACAGCGCCTTTCACGCGCTGGCGTGTAATGGCTCGAATGACCGTCGCCGGTCATGACCCTTCCTCACGGAATTGGGGCATTGCTGGCGGCACACTCGACACCGACACCGGTATCGTGACCATCAAGACTCTCCGGGTTGTGCGAGCTGAATCGCTCGAAGGAAAGCAGGTGCGGCAGAATTCTCAAGATCTGCGCACGGCAAACCAGTTATATGAGGGCGTGGCTCCTTTCATGGCAGCGAGCTTAAACTTCGCCGAGATTCCGCAAGGTAGTCAAAGCGCCCGCGCCTCGCTCTGTTCTGGCATCTGCATTGGAGTTTTAGGTGGTCTGCGCGCCAAGTCGCAGTTCTTTGAAGTAACGCCCAACGAGGTCAAGCTTGCGACTGTAGGAAGCCGAACGGCGACCAAAAAGCAAATGATCGCGTGGGCTGTAGCAAAACACCCGGAAGCCCCGTGGCCCCGGAAAACAAAGGGGGAAATCCTCCTTGGTGACGCCGAACACATGGCTGATGCCATCGGTGCGATTTATGCCGGTCTGCTCACGGACCAGTACAAACAACTCATCCAATTCCATAAAGGAACGCAAACATGCAACTGACTCTGACCCACAACGATGTCACCAAAGCGCTGTGCCTCTACCTGCAAACCCAGGGCATGACCGCGTTCGACCCGAACGTTGTCACCGCTGAATTCGCTTTCAAGCGCGGCAGCAAAGAACTGATCTGTACCCTGGATACCGAAGCGCCGGTTGCGGTGGTGGCTGAAGCCCCAAAGCCGTCCGCCGAGATCCCGGCCGCGACCACCTCTGCATCGGTTGCGGAAGTCCCGGAAACTGCACCAGCCGTGGCTGCCGAAACGCCTGCCGAGCCTGCCTCTACTCAAGTAGCGGAAGCTGTAGCTACCACGGCTGAAACCCAGGAACTGGCCACCGCTGGCGGTGACGACGACAACCTGTTCGACTGATCCTGCATCGCCCCGGGCAACCGGGGCAAACCAGAGGTAGAACATGTCTCAACCGGATCTGCAAGCCCGCAAGCGCCATTGGTTTCTTGCGGTGTGGTCTGTGCCACAGGTCGGTTCCTACATGCCGGCCAGTGCGTACGTATGGTCTGACAAACGCAGTCTCGACATCCCCACCTTGAATGCTGCGAAAGAGCAGCGCAAGTTGGGTGATGGCGCTGTGTTGGTGAGTATCTCCTACGTGGGGTACATGACCCAGTACGCACTGACCGGTACTTCACCGGAACCGGTGCCGACGGTAACGACCGCAGCTTACAACCTTGGTTTGGAGCAGGCTTTGACTGTCCCTGACCCAGAACAACTGGTCAATGCCTTCCCTGAAGGTGACCACTTCAATCGCGTGGAATGGGATATGGGCGTAGCCTGTGGCCGTGAAATGCGTAGCAAAATCGTAGCAGTTTCGTCGCGGCCTCCGGGCGGTGACAAGCTGACGATGCCTGAGCATGTACAGGTTTAACAAATATGCCGGGAGGTGACTGAGTCATTCGTACTTCCGCAAAAAAGAACGAATAATGCTGTGATCGGTACTGAACAGCAAAACCAGCTGAAGTTGGCGAACAGAACGACGTTTGTTACCGCGAAAACTGTTTGAAAAACAACGAGCCGTATTTATGGGGTTGGCTGATGAGGTACAGGCGAAATACCCTGGACCGCAGCATTTGTAGTGGGGCCTTGTGCCAATACAACAATCCCACCTAATTGGCACTCCTTCTGGACACAGAAACGCCGTCGCGACGGCAGGTACAGATACAATGCTGGAGTGCCACCCTTTATGGCAGCAAGGCATCAGCCTCATAGCGCTGTGCGAAAGTCATCCTAATGTGTGGATGAGAGCTGAAGCTGATTAGGTGTATCACCGATCATGCTGCCACCCAGGTTGAGATTGAAGGTAAAGCTGAGCGTTCACGCGCTTGTGATGACCGACCGTGACTACCGACATCACCAATCTCATTTGAACCCTTGTCCCGGGCAGGGGCTGCTGACCCGACGAGCATAGAGTCGGTATGTCTGTTCGAACATAAGATCGAACCCAATATCGCCGTTTACGGTGGTATTGGGGAGCATACCGGGAGGGATAACGGCCATTTGTAACTGGAAGTGGTCTGTTACGTCGGTGTGTTCCCCAATGCCTCCCTAGGGCAGATAACCGCTGCAACATTACGTAGCAGTGCAAGTAAGCGCTGCGTTTGGTAAAAACAGAAATGTGGTTACGCGAGCGTGCAAGTTAGCCGCAATAGCGTACCTCTGACCTGATGGGCAGGGGATATTGATTTTAAATCTCAACATAACTTCAGCCGAAGTCAGTTGTGCACGAACGCGCAAGTTTGTGGCTAATAACCTATAAAGTTGTGAGATGGTCACTCACCCGGAACATTATCTACGCAAGCTGACTCTAAGGAGAGGTTTGCACTTGGATGGTGTTCTGGTGGTACATCTGCCACTCTTAAGTGAGTGTTGCTATGGGAAGCCGAGGCAGGTGTACTTCCAGAACACCAACCAACAGAAGGAATGCAATATGTGCCAGAAATGTAATGATTCGTTGCTCGCCGCAGCACAAGCAGCCAGTTTGCTCGCAAGTGCCGCAAAAGATCTTTATGACATCAACCAGACCGCACAAGCCAAGTCTCTGGCTCAAGCTGCGGCGGATCTCTTCAGCATCGTCAAAGACGACGTACCGTCCGGCGATTATGCCACCACACCTGGCGAAGCTGGCGATACTGGCTCTGCCCAGGACGCGCCTAAAAAAGCGAGCGACCCAAAGAACACTCCGGGCGTCAAACTGCCGCAGGGCTTCACTATCAGCGATGACGGCATCATGTACATCAACGGTGCGGCTGTCGGTCGGGTTGTTGTAATCGGCCCAACCAAGCATTGATCCGGGCAGGCATGCTACTACTGAGGATTTGTTTCAGTATTGGCGCATTGCTAGCCCTTATCACGTCGTTCATTGTTTTTGGTTACGCCATCAAGATCATTGGTTTCCTATTGGCCCTCCTGTGCGTAATCATCTTCATTGTTGTGCTGGTTTGGGCAGCGATTAAAGAGTTCTGGCAAGCCAAGACGAAAAAGCCTCCTGAGTAGGAGGCTTTCTTTATTTCCGTTGGGGGTGTAGCTCAATGGTAGAGCAGGTGCCTTCTAAGCATTTGACGGGGGTTCGATCCCTCCCACCTCCATCAATTTCTCCGTGGTAACGCCAGGGCCTCGCTTGTTTTGCAAGACAGTGACGTTCCCTGTGGGTTAACACTGGCAGAGCTTTCTAGATAAGCTTTGCCAGCGGGTGGTTCGATTCCGCCACCACGGGCCATCTTTACAGCAACTTGATTGCCGGAAGCTCTTTGAGCGCTCCGATGAAACCAAGTGCACCATCTTGCAGCGGGTTGTTACCCAGCTTGTTCACCCAGCTAGAATCCATCACCGATTGCAAACCAGAGATGTAATGCTCTAGCGTCATCATGATCAGGCCACGCGCAGGACGTTCTTTCATCAAACGCATGATTACCTTCTGAATCCGCAGGTAATACTTGGTGAACATCACAATACCCATATCGTTGAGATATTGCAGGGTACGGTGCGAAGGCAGGTCGTAGTTTACGAAACTGTCCTCAGCCAGGCGCAATGCATCAGCTTGACTCAGCGGATCTTTCTTCCGAGTCGTTGCATGCTCATAAAGCGCAAAACGAGCCACCAAGTCAGACAACTGTGTTGCTTGACTCAAGAACTTGTACGTCGCGGTGTCATGAGTCATGTAAACCTGACGGCCGACAGTACGCATCCATGCTGGCACCTTAGAAGTGAACCGTTCCACCTTGCGCTCCAGATGCGCCTTGTAAGTGTAACGATCATCGTCAACTTCAACGTCTTCTACGATTGTCGGCATAAGTCCGGCATCAATCAGCGGCTTGATCGGGTTACGCGCCAAACGATCCCGCAACTCCACCATTTCCGCTTCAGCCGCTTGGGTGTCTGCGTAGTAGCCGATATCCACCGACTGTTGCAGTTGCATCAAGCGTTTCGAATCCTTGCGGAAGTCGATTGCCGCTTTGATCGCAATTGCGTGCGAAGCAGCCGCCTTTTGCAGGGGAACACCTTCCCAAGCGAGCAACGTCATGTTGGACATGATGTTGCCGGCCAAAGTCACCACGTTTTTTACAACGAGGATGTCTTTCATCTCTTTGACCAGTGCTTGCATAATGTCTTCAGCTTGACCGACACGTAGTGCAGCTTTCTCACCGAACAGGGCAGAAGTGATACCCACAAGGGTCTTCTCCATCAAGTTACGGTCAGTCGGCAGCGCTTGGAACGCACTGGTCAGGCTGAACTTGCGGTAGCCAAAAATCAGATCGACTTGGTCAGCAGGCACGTACATCGCGTCTTCTTTCCAGACCTTCTTGATTTCTTTCTTGGTGCTCTCCGGCAACAGGCGGTAAGCCTCAGCCAGGGTTGCATCATTGCTGTCCGCCGCCACACGCAGGTACGAAGCCGGCCGCGAGGTGTAATCAGCACGGTATTGGTCGTACATCGACCGAACCACATCAGCATTCTGCGAAGCAGATGCCACCTTGTCCGCGATTTGACCGGCCATGACTCCCATCACCTGATCCATCGAATTATCGCGGTCCAACAGGACATCGCGATTGTGTTCGACCATCAGGTGACGGTAGTCAGCTATACGACCGTCAGGTGCCAGGGTGGGGGCCATGTGTCCGGACTGGGCAGTACGTGGGTCGTAGTTCGGGCCGCGGTTGAACAAGTCAGCAATGGCACCGGTTTTGGCCGCTGCAATCTGCTGGCGTACGGCAGCCGACGTGGTTTGTGTACCCTGCATCATGTTCAACGCTTCGGTGACCGGGCTGGAGCCTTTGGCGTTCATGCCAGTGAAAGACATGGCACCGGTCAGCAACGCGTTCTGGCCCGAGCCACGGCGCGTCATCAGTACCCGCGAACCGCCTTGCAGCGCTTTCACATTCGGGTCCATTTGCAGACGGGTGCCAATGGCATACCCGGCTCGCAGATGTGCTGCCACATCCGCTTGTGCTACCAGCAACACTTCGATTTTGTTGTCGTGGATCTCGGCAACATAACCGGTTTGTTGCAGCGCTTCGGTACCGGCGAACAGATCCTTCTTGGCCTTCGCTTGCAGCCCGGTGTGCAACTTCAGCATGAACTTGACACCGTTACCGCCGTCCTGACGATTCATCTCGGTACGCAACACCTGCTTGGCGTTGTTCATATCGACGTCACCGGAATACTGCAAGCCGTAGACACCCACCAATTGCTCAAGCAACGGCGCCAAACCAGCAATAAGATAAGCATCCTGCCCCGCTTTCTTGGTGCCGTACATCGCTGCGATGTTGTCGGTAGACAGCATCAGGTTGGCCGAGGTCGAGCCACCAATCACCTTGTGGTGAGCCAGATCCTTGGCTTGGCTGATCATGTACTGCGAATTGCCAGTCATTGCCTTGACCTGTGCTTCCAGATCCGCGCGGTAGGCGGCCATTTGGACCGGATCTTCCATCAGGTCGCGCAAACCCGACACACCTTTCACCGCGGCAATGGCCTGGGCGTTGGTGCGCAGGAACACCTTGGTCAGCGCATCGCGTTGCTCCTGGGACAAGTCCTGACCTTGGTTGGCGAAGGCTTCGTTCACAGCGCTGGCGGTGTTCTCAATTACCGCTTTGCGTTCCTGCTCGATGGCCTTGGCGCCTTTGAACAGCTCAGCCGCCAAGCGACGGGAGTCGTAGACACCACGCCATTCGCTGACGATGCCCATCACCAGGCCCTGACGACTCTTCTGGTAAGCATCACGCGTCTTGGTGATGTGTTCCAGTACAGCGTCCAGACGGTCGCCAGCGATGGTCGAGATCGCCACACCCACGAACGGAACACCCGGGATACGCGAGGCACGGAAGAACTTCGATTGGCCGAAGGCATCCGCCTTATCGCGAACCTTTTGCCCCGCCGCCGACATCACGGTCTCGATTTGATCGAGGGAGCCGAGTTTGCCTTGAGCCATGCGGGCTTTACGTTTGGCTTCGATGTCCACCAGTTGCTCGACCAGGGTGCTCAGCGCCTGATTGGCTGCCTGACCTGGAGTGACTTTGGTTGCCAGCGAGGCCAGACGGGTCATCAGACGACGGAAGATTTCAGTCAGTCGGCTGGCCCAAGGCAAGCTTTTCAGCGGAGTTTCCAGATTCGCCGTTGAGAACGCCAACACGTTGCGGACTTCAGCCGAAGCCAGACCCAGTGCTGCAAAGCGCGACAGGTAAGCGTTCTTGTTGGTGGCACCCGCCTGCGGCCGGAAGATAAAGTCGAACTTCGCCTGAGCGATGTCCTTCTCATTCTGGCTTGCGGTAGCCCACACACCTTTGTGGAAATTGGCCGGCTTCAGGGTAGCTCGCGCTTCCTTGAACAGGTTTTCCAGACCTTGACGCACAAACAATGTTTCTTTGTGGTCGAAGGCAAAGGCTACGGTCGCTTCAACCGATTCCAGCACAAATGCTTCCTGCTGCGACAGGATGAAGGCATTGGTGGTTGCTTCCGAGCTGAACGGCAGAGTGCCGGTTTGTACAGCTTTGAGGAACACGTCCATTGGAGTGAACGCACGGTTTGCCGACGCTTGCTCTTTGAACGCACCATAAGGGCCATAGACCGGTTCGGTTGTGGAAGTCAGCAGGCTTTTCAGGTACTCGACGTGACGCGCATCCGTTTGGGTGCCCGACAGCGAAGCCAGTGCATCAAACACCTGCTCCGCAGTCATGGCATTGATGTGATCGACCGCATCTTCGTACTTGTGGGTGCTTGCAGCGCGGGTATCACGCACAGCGGCTGCTTCTTGAAACAGACCGGCAGCATTGGCCACCAGATTGGCCATACCGTTGTTCGCCGACACTTTATTGTTGCCGAACAGCATGGTGGTCAGGTTGCCGATGAAAGCCTTCAGGCCGTCGAGGAAGCTGCGATTATTCTGCTCTACCTGAATCTGCGACAGCACATCCCGTTGGAACGCCTTGTTGGTCAGGCCCCAGGCCAGCAGCTCATGCACGTTCGCCGTGGCATTGCGGAACTGGGCAGACAATGCACCGTTGTTGTCGATGAACTCGGCAGCTTTGGTACGGATCGCTTCCAGATCGGCAACAGCACGACCAATCGCAGTGTTCTTGCCTACGTGGGCATCAACAAGGTGTGCCAGCGCAGCGTGTACCAGTTCGTGGGACAGCATCTCCGGAGTAATGCCCGACTCGACAAACTCTGGCGATTTGACGAACAGCGCTTCGGTACCGTTGCGTTGTGCGTACCAACCACGGGATTTGTCCACGCCTTCACCGAACGCGCCTTCAGGCCCAGTTTCAGCCGTGACGTAGTTCACTGGCATACCGGCGGGGATACCCTTCTTTGCCATTTGCAGCACAGTGCGCTGGAACGGGTCTTGAGTGTAGGCAACCAGTGAGTCGATCAGGTTATGCGCAGTCAGGTTGTTACCGGACAGCAGCTCAACCAGATTCACGTCAGATTGCACAACAGGCGCGCCCAACTGGCCCCATACCGACAGCTTCGCTTCCGATGCGCCGTTTACCGCATTGATTACCTCCGCGGCTTGATGCTCAGGCAGAACCTGCACAGCATCGCCCAGGGTCCGGTTACCCGAAACCATGGAATCAATAACCTTGAGTACCGCCTCAGTTTGCTCCAGCGAAGCCAGAGTATTGAGGGAAGTGGCCGGTGCCAGGGTAGAAATCGAGGTGTTGGACAACACAGCGCGTTGACCCGGCTGATACACAGCAGGATCGACAGCAGCGGCGACATCCAGCATTTCAGCAACCGATTCAGCGCCTTCGTTGAACGAGTTGCCCACTTCACCCAATTTCTTGGATGCAGCTTCACGATCAGCGTCGGTCACCATGTACGAACCGCCTTCCGTGGCGTACTGCCCGATTGCTTTCAGCTCAGCCATCATGGCCAGCTTATCGGTGTCTGCCTGACGGGCAGTTTCACGGATAGCGGTCAGTTGTTGAGCAATGCCACCACGTTTCTTCTCAGCACGCTGAATCATCTTCTCGCGCAGCTTCGGTTGAATAAGCGCAGCCAGTTCCGGGTTCTGCATCACTTTTGCAACGCCGGCCAGCACTTCATCCAACATGTTGGACATTGCCGACGGCGACGAATAGTTCAGCAGGGTACTGAACGTGGCTTTGTTCAGTTCCTGGCCCACTTTCGCTACGTTGTTCAAATCGACACCCAGGGCATCGTGAACGTTGAGCGCTTCCATTTCACCGTAGACTGCCGAGGCAATCGCCGAGTCGGAAGAGTGAATCGAGGTAATGAACGGCATCACGCCCGGGTCGATGTCTTCATTGCGTAGCGACGACACCAACGACGAGCCTATGCCCTGCATTTGGCCGTCCGGGGCAATGGTGTTCACCATGTCACCGAATGCGACTTCTTGTTCGTAAGGCATCGAAGAATCCAGCTTACGCTGCGACTTCGCCATGTACATACCCGCTTCACGCTGCTTGGCCGCCTGAGACATGGCAGTTTGCAGGATTGGCGCCATATCACCCATCAGCTCGGTGACTTTGGTCAACTGTTCTTTGGTCAGGGTACGGATTGCCTCAGTTACCGGCGCTCCACGTTGATCTGTGCCTTTAATGCGTGGGCGATAGGTAGTTGTTGGGACATCAGGGCTGTTTGTGGTGACGAACTCAGTTACACCGTCACGCACCGCGTTGTACAGGTCAAACGAGAGTTGTGCGGTCTGGTTGATCACGTTACGGCGTGCAATGAACGTCGCGTAGTTATCGGCCAGTGCATCTTCGGTTGGCTTGCCCAGCAGATCGTAGAACGACTTCTTCAAGGCAGCTTTCTGCTGTTCGGTCAGCTTGGCTTCGAGTGCCTGGACATACCCCATCTTCACGTCAAGTGCAGCTTTCTTGGAACCGATCAGGGTGTTGACCGCTGTAAATAACGCCTCGACAGCAGCATCGTCACGGTTCGCCGCAGCATCTTCGATACGACTGTAAATTGCTTCAACAAAACCATCAGCCATACCTTCTACGGCTGTTTTCGGATTGGACCCAAACATCAGCGCGGTCAGCGGCTTCTTGATGATGTTACGACCCTTGGAGGTCACGTTGCCTTCGGCAGTTTGCAGTTGACCAGTGATTGCCTGCATGGCTTGCAGCATGTTGACGTTGCGCCCTTGCAGACGGTTCAGCGAGTCAGCGATGTTCGACTCGTACAGATCGAGGTTGCCATCCACGCCGTGGAAGTCATTGAACTGGCTGTACGGGCTTTCCAGCTCGAAGAAACCACCTTGGTTCATGGTTTCAAAGCCTTTGGCGCCGAGCATCAGCAAGGACAGCATAGGGCCGTTGGTAACGCCGTCAACTTCACCCATCATGCTGGTTTCGAACGCAGGCTTGCCGTCCTGTTCAGCAATACGCTGTTCAGCCAGGGCAACCAGTGCGTCAAACGAATGGAAGTTCTCGCCGCCGGCTTTTACTGCGGCGACGATGGCAGCTTCATTGGTTGTACCAGTGTCGCGCAGAACATCGACCAATGCGTCAATACCAGCCTGAATTGCAGGATTCGACACAACAGCGTCGTAGCCGGCCAGAACCACAGGGGTATTGGTTGCTTCAGTCTTCTTGCCGAACGCCTCCAGCACACGCAGCTTGAAGTTGTTCATTGATGCGGCGTCTGCCAACTCAATGGACGCATTCCAGCCTTTCATGGCCAACATGTGACGATGAATCTTGGAGGTCTGTGGGTTGACCACGTTTGCGGTCAAACCGACACGTTGAGGTTTCCACACCGAACGACCGAAGAACATTTCCTGTTCCAGGCCATTGGTGCTGGTATCCGCCGCCATGGCGTTGATGAAGGTGTCGAGGTTATCGACTTGCTGAATCAGCCCATCATTCTTCGCCTGACGGGAATCCAGGTTCTCAACGTGAGTGGGGATGTCGGTAGTGGAAACCACACCGCCCATCTCGTACAGGGCCTGCTTGCTCAGTTTGCCCCAGACGTGCCACATGTTCTGGCGCACGACGTGAGCTTTGGCCCCTTCTTTATTCAAGGTCTCGGCCAGGCCTTTAGGGATGGCTTGACCGGTACGTTTAGCGAAAGCTTGGTCAAATTTGACCGGGGTGTAGCTCGGCTCAACGCCCGCGGCTTCAACCGACATCAGCTTGGACACCACCGACTGCGAGCCGACGTTGCGATCACGGATGCGTTTGACCACAGGAGCCGGCTCGCGCTTGCCATTCACCTCTTCCGATTTAACCCGGACGAAGGTGTGCTTGACACGCGGATCGCCTTGTTCACCGGAGTTCATCAGGGCTTGCAGTTTGACGTCTGCCAATTGCACACGTTCAACGATACCCAGCTTAACCATGGCCGCGATGGCCCGGGCACCGATAGAAGCTTCCAGCTTGCTCAGCTCAGCAGAGGTACCTTGCTGGTTTGGGCGCAGACCCATCGCTTGAACGATACGCCCACCGAGTTGCGAGGCAACCACGGATTCACGCGTACCGATCAGCGACAGCTCTTTATAGGCAGCAGACGAGATCTCAGAATCGAGTTCTTTCAACAGAATAGCGTTGATACCCTCGTCGGAATTACGCAGTTGAGTTGCGTTTTCGTTGGCCCAGGAGAACATGCCAAAAGAGACGGCAGTCGCCAAGTTCTCATCAATTTGCCCATCCGCGTTCTGGAGGAATTGCGCCATGTCCCGGTAGAAGAAGTCCGGGCGTTTGGCGCGAGATTCCGTCACCTTAAATTGGTTGCGGATCGCTTGTGCAGAGAATTGCACGAAGTTAAAGAAAGCGTTAAGGGCTTGGGTTTGCGGGGCAGTAAGGTCACCTTCTTGATCAATGAAGTCCTTTGCCTGCACATCGCCGGCTTTGACAGCCGAAGCGAAGTCTTTGATCGCTACCAGCGGGCGAACGCTTGCATCAGTCTCGTTGCCAGCTTGTTGTTCAAACAGCTCAGAAACCAGATTGATAGAACGGTAGTTGTCGGCAGTTACCGCCGCACCAGTTTGCTCGCCGATTGCGGTGAGTTGGCCAGCATTTGCCGGTACCGACTCGGCCGTTGCCGGGGCTTCTTCTGGTGTGACCGCAGCTTCTTCTTTTACAGCAGGCGCAGCCGCTTCTGCTACGACCGGAGCTACCGGCGCAATTTCAACGATTGGGTCTGCCGCAACTTCAGGAGTTGCCGGGGTAACTTCACCCTGTACGCCAGCAGCCGGTTGCACAACCGGTGCCGCTTCAGGAGATGGAGCAGCATTTACCAGAGCTTCGAATGCAGCAGCAGTCTTGGACAATGCGTCAGCTTCCGCAGCTACACCGTCGCGTAGCTTGAAAGAACGTGCCGAGACTTCCAGACCACCGGCTTTCTTCAGGGCTTTGCCCTTCAGGTCAGTCGGACCCCATTCACCTTGCTGATTCCGCACGATATTGATCGAATTATCAGTGCCCTTCACTTGCTCGAAAGCAGTGGTGATAGCGTTCAGTTTCGACACACGACTGTCAGCGAATGCGCGGATGCCATCGACTTGCGAGCGGGCTGCGTCTTCGTTGCCATTGGCCAGGGCCATACGGATTGCATTGCGATATTGCGAGATACCTTTGAAACCATCACCACCAGTGGCAATGTCCGAACGTACGCCAGTAAGGCCTTTCAGGGCGTTGGTTGCCACCTGAGCCTCGCTGAAAAGGCGCATGGCAATACGTTGCGGCTCCGACAGCGCTCCGCTCTGTGCAAGAGACTCGGCAAGCTGGGTGTCGATGGAATCAGGGTTGATCATGGTCAGGGTTAGCAGACGGTCAGCCGCCTGGGTATCACCTGCCTGTGCTTCGGTAGCCATGCTTTCGACTTCAGCCTGCTCAGGGCTGGCATCTACGCGCATGCGCTCGGCCGCGGTATGAATCTCACCCAACTGGTTTTCCAGTGTGGCAAGCCGTGCCTCATCAGCTTTGCGTTGTTCCGGTGTGTAGCTCGACACAGCCTCATGGATCTCACGCAGTTCAGCGATTTGGGCTTGGTCTGCACCAGCGGCCTCAAGCTGTTCAACGAGGGAACCGATCCGGGCAACAGCTTCCGGGGAAGTGTTTTCCAGACGGGCTTGCAGAGACGACACATCAGCCGTCACGTTTTGCTGAATTTGGTCTGCTTGAGCGAGGTTTGCCTTAACGTCAGCATTTTCCGACAGGTTCATCTGGTGCAGCGCTTCAACAGCACGAACCGGATTATACGTGGCAGATTCTGCATCAGTCAGGGACGAAACATCGCCGGATTCAACAGCAGCGGTAAATGCTTGATTAGATGCGGCACGAGCGGCCGGATCTTCTTTTGGAGCACCGGCATTCGCCAGTTCTACAAAACCGTGGAAGTTGCCGCCAACAAGCGCACCAATGGTGGCGCCTTCGACGATTTCTTCCAAAGATGCATCTTCCAGTTTGGCTTTGGATTCAGCGTAGGTCTGGTAGCCTTCAGTCACGCCTTCGCGTGTCATGGCACCACCAATACCCGCAGCCGCGGCCATAGCCTTGGAGCCGGTACCGGTACCGGCTGCACGGAAGCCGCGCAACATGGAGGCGTCGCCGACTTGTTCAGCCAGGGCAGCGGATGCAGCAAACAGGCCCATCTTCGCACGCTCATCGGCGTTCGGCAGTTGGCCATTGTTCTGGTCGAAGAATTGACGCACACCCTCACGGTAGGCGTCATAACCGTAACCCGCGTTTGATGCAGCCATGAGTGTCCCACTGTAGGCCGCAGCCAACAGTTGGGGAATGTTCTCTACTACGTATTCGCCAGTAGCTACTGGGCTGCTTCCCGCAGTTTTCAACGCCTCGCTCAAAGTCGAATCAAGACCGCCGAAGCCTTCGGTCAGTGCGTCTTTATAATGCCCAATCTTGAACGCTTCCGCTGCATAACGCAGACGGTTGACGCCATCACCGGTGTTCTCTTTGAGATCCCGGCTCAGACGCCCACGGTTGGTTTGATCGACGATGCTGTCGATATTGAAGAAGTCATCGACGTTTTGCGCAACTTCTTGCAAACCTTGAGTGCCTTGCAGGCGTTGCAGGTAAGATTGCGGCACACCGTCTTCATACGGTGCAGTCTGCGCAAGAAGGGCCTGGTCAGCCTCAGAGGCTTGGCCAGTTTGCAGTCGGTTGTACGCTTGAACCTGTTCTTCAGGAACAGAGCCTTGGGCCAAACCAGAGATCAAATCGATAGGCAGGGTTGTAAGGTTGCCGGCCAAACGGCTGGCGCCGGACACGAAGGATGCCCCAAAGTTGAGGGCAGCCCCTAAAGTATCGTCAACTTCATAACCCACTTTATCGATAAGAGTCTGCTTCTTTTGTTCAGAAGCCGCTGCAACCGATTCAGCTTTCGCTGAAAGGTCGAAAAGGGGCTTAAAGCCCCCTTCCTGTGCAGCGGGCAGACCGGCAGGGAACAGTTGGTCGAAACCGTTGTTCTCGTCGCCGTTTGCCATATTTGTCTCTCCTATCAGTATTTAGAATCCTCGTCTGCGGAAGGCAGGAGGTCTGGGCCACTCGTTGACGACTTGGCCGGTGCTTTTCCTGCCAACTCTGCGAGTGCCTGCACAATACCAGAAGTGTCGAGCTTAGAGCTAGACCCAAGCTGCGTTTTCGCCCGTTTAAGGGTTTGCATCACATTGTTCGCTTGGTACCGTACTTCCTGCGCTTCACGCACTTTTGCACGGTTTCCTGCACCTTCATTACCCGATAGGCTATTGCGCAGTTCTTCACGGATGTCTTCCATCGGGTTATCGGTAATGTTCAAGCGGTTACTGTTCGAAAGCAGTACCTGTTGCAGAACTGCCGGAGGAATTTTGTAGTTCTCCCCCTCAACATCGATACCCGTGGTAAGCAGATCAGTAAGGCCGCTTTGTACCTGTTTGAAGTCTACTTTGTCCCGGTTCCACCAAGACGAAAATTTATCCAGGCCCCCAGCAGCTTTCAGGATGACTTGAGTATCTTTCGTTGGGTCAGTAGAAACATTGGCCCATTCATTACCCGCCAGCCGGCTGTTCAGGATTCCTTTGGCTTGTTCGGAGGCATCGTCGAGAACCTTGGCACCTTGACGGTAAGCACGTTCATCTTTGGCATCTGCCCGCGCTTCACGCTGGTAGATACGGTTTTCCTCGGACGCTGCCATGCTCTCCTGGAATTGTGCGATCTGTCGGCCCTCAGCGCGCCCCTGACGCTGTTGATCCTCGGCGGCGTACTGTCGGCGGGTCTTGGCGTCCAAGATCCCCATGAGATCGCTGGCGACCTTGCCTTCGTTCAGGAACTGGGTATCGCCGAGCAATTTCTGCACGCCTTCCATGTCCCCAGCTTGAGCCAGTTGCAAACCGGTGTCGATCAGCCCTCGTTGTTCGCGTTCCGTCGCTTGATCCTTGAACTGGTTCTCCACCAGGGTTTGCTGTTGCAGTCCTTTGACGCGATTGTCGATGGCATCCCGGGTGGCATTTCGGTCGATAGCAGCACCGAACCCGGCACGAGTAGCCTCAAGCTCAGCACGTTTTGCAGGATCTTGCAGGGCATCGACACCCCCAGCGGATGCCACTGCATCCAGATATTGAGCCGTGTTGTTGTCCCGCACTTGCACAGCATTCCGCTGTTGCAGGCGAGATTCGTCTTTGAACAGGCCACCCAGGGCATTCAACCCTTGGTTTACCTGATTCTGCCCGAGGGCCAGCAGCGCTGCGGGATTACTCCCGCCCCCGCCGCCAACGTTACGCCAAGTGATTGGATCAGCCATGGTTACACCCGATTCTTACGCAGATAGTCATCAGTGCTTTCGTAAGCCGTCGAGTTGGACGCATTACGCGCACGCTGGCGATCTTCGAGCTGCGTGTTAATAGTTTGACGCTGAGCGTTGAAGTTCAGGTCGAATTGGCGTTTGCCTTCCTTGAACTGATCCTCGGCCAGCTTCATTGCTTTGTTGCCTTGCAGTGCCCCGAAAACTGCCTGACCTGCGCCGAGTGCTACGGGTGCCCAGCCGCCAGTAGAAATACCGGAGTTTGGGTCAGTACCACCGAACATGGATTGCCGGCTGAACATATTGCCCAGCATGCCCCCACCACCTCCGGCTACCGGAGCACCAGCAGAGCCGCCACCACCGAAGCCAGGGAAGTTAACCAGCCCGTTGCCTGCGCCGTTATTTGCGCCCGTCGTGCCTCCGAAGATGCTGCTCAGGTCGAAGTCGAAGGGCAAGAAGTTAGTCCCCGCCATAATTAAAGATCTCCTGCGTTTGATTGAAAGTTGGCAGCATTGTTTGCATGGCAACGTAGGATTCTGTCATATCGAACGACAGTGTGCCGATATTGCCTGCATGTACAGTTCGGTCGTAGTAATTCGACGGACTTTCCCCAAGTACAAGCTGCGGTCCCATTTTTACCACATCGAATGCGCTTAACCCGACAATTTCAGGTTTTAAGCCCAAGGTCAGCATGTTATCACTTAGGCCATCCATTTGGTCTTCTGCCCAGACAGAAAACGCTTCAGCGTCTTCAACGATGTCTTTCATGCCTGCGGCAATCTGCTGTTGGCTCAATGCCCCGGCTTCTTTCACAAGAGCGGTACCAATAGCAATTAAGTTCTGCGCCCAGGAGGCTGACGCCGCTTGTACTGCTGATGTGTTGCCGTAGATTACGGCGACCATCGCAATCACCAATGCCAGACGCGGGCCGACGGCTTTAGCAAAAAGCTTCACGCCATAACTGATGATTACCGCTTTCACGATGATCGTCAGGATTACCAGCGCAAGCGCACCAACCCCCACACCGTAAGCCGCGACAATGGCTTGCCACGCGGTACCCCCGGAGAGAATGGTGACAACCACGGCAATCACCAGCAAGACGATCTTGAAACCAGTAGAGGTATACCAAGGCGCTTTGTACACGATCAACGTGTTCACCAGCATGGTCAGGGCACGGCACAGCAGTTGTTCTCGCGCAGGTACGGACATTGTTTGCACGATGGCCCGGTCAATTGGGATAAGCAGCTCAGGGTCTTCGTTCCCAGCAGCAAAACCTTTTTTGTGGTGCACTTCGTAGTTCACCCGCAGCCCATAAACAATCACCTCTTCATAGAGCGAGTCGGTGACTTGATGCTGATAGATCCACCCTGGCTGCTCCAGCAATGCATTGCCTACTCCGGTACCAATAGGGGTTTGCGTCAGATAGTTCTGACTGCCCTGGCTGAGGATACCGAAGTGCGAATCGTAGCTGCCTTTCTTACCAATGACCCCAGGAATGCGGCGACGTGAGATACCACTGAACTGAAACGACATTGCAAAGCGATTGTCCTGAATATGCTGCATTTGTGATGGGGACGACGTGAAGGCGTTGAGTTTTCCCTCAAGTGACGGGTCGAGCTGCACTTGTGGCAGAGCATTCGCGTGCAAGGCACTGAAATGCTTGAACAGATACTCTCGGCATGCCTGATGTTTGTGCCCAGGTGAAATCGCCATCAGCAACAGGCTTTGTTCTACATCATCCACATCCGGGTCTTCGTGTACACCGTCGTGCAGTTGGTCATAGCTCACGCCGAGTTGTTCACACCACGCGTGCATCTGATCCATGCTGGTTTGGGTTTCCACTTCATAGGCGTCTTCACCTTGCAGGCGGAAGTAGCACCAGGGGAAGTAGGTACCGAACTGGCTGTGTTCCAAGGCATAAGCCTGATCGATTGCCGGGTAGGTACCGGAGCCGTGCAGATAGGTGAAAAACCCGGTCTTGCCAGTGGAGTCGGTATAACGGCACATGTGGAAATCGGCGGTGTTGTCGAGTGACGCCATAGACGCCGTAATACCCCGGGTCACAAAGGTGCCGTTGGCGTCTTTGAACTCGTACTGGATCGTCACGTAGTCTTCGGTCGCAACGTCGCTCACTTCGTACGCCGGCTGCTCTGCATACTGGCCCATACCGCTGAGTGTGTTGAATGGCGCCGAAGGGCGATAACCCGACCGCGGCGATGGACCCAGTTGCGTGAGCATCCCGGTGTCATTGGTGCTGAGCATCCAGTTGAAGTCTTCACGCAGGTAAGTCGCTTTCATGTCGGCCAGGTAACAAGCAAAACCAGTAGAGGCAGTGAGCCCCGCCAGTTTGTTGGTGGCGCCATCATACCCAAGCGCATCGTGGCAGTACTGCCAGCCAAAGTGCATCGAGTTCAACGGACCCATATAATAATACTCAACGTTGATCGTACGGCCGATGTTGGCCTCAATCGCGCTGATTACTTGGTCCTTTGCTTGAATGTAGGTAGCAACTTGCGCCGACGGGATGCCAACCGCGTAACCTTTGTTTTGGGTGTTGTACATCGCAGTCATGGCACGAATGCCCATGCTTTGTGAGATCTCATCGAGCATCGACGGCACAATGTCCTGTTCCTGCATGATCCCCTTGATGAGGCCATTAAGTGCGCTCGTTGGGATCTGTTCTTCCTCAAACACCGGCTGAACTGTGACGTTCACTGTGTAAGTGGTCTTGCTGCTGAAAAGCCCCATGAATTGCTCCAAAAGAAAAGGGGAACCGAAGTTCCCCTATCTTATCATGCTGGTTTAGACGCCGACGCCGCCAAGTAGCGCGGTTACCGCACGACCCACATTAGGATCGCTGAGTTGGTTGGTCGCATCCGCGACTGTACCAACGTCGGTAGTTCGCCGGACGTTCCACGAGTCGATCATGATCTTGGCCGCTTTCTGTTCTGCATCGCGCTTGAAGCCTTCAGACTGTGCGCTGTACAGAGCGATTTGCTTGCCAATCACCGAAGCCGGCTCGATGCCCACACCGGAGGTCTGTGCCTTCTCGGTTGCTACCTTCTGATTAACCAGAGTGGTTTGCGCCACGACTTGCAGGTTCTGCGACTTGTTGATGTCGAATTGCGATTTAAGTACGCACTCTTCAGCCAACAGGTTGTTCAGTTGTTGCTGGACGTTGATTGTCTCAGCATTGAGCTTGTTGACCTGGGCTTGTACCAGTTCCTTGTTGATCAGCTCACGTTCCAGCTCGGCTTCAGCCAAGAGGATTTGAACTTCGGTCAATCGCACTTGAGCATCGACCAGTGCTGCTTTGTTCGCCGCTTCGTCCTTCTGAAGCAAAAAGACCACGGCATTTTGCAATACCGGGGTCAGTGCATTCAGGTAGACGTTTGCGTAGTCAGCCCCTCGAAGGCGTCCTTTATTGAACTCCAGTTCGAGGTGACTGACCATTGAACGCATCAGTGTGTCGAATGCCCCGGTACCGTCAACCTTGGCCTGGGTCAGGTCGTCAAGGGTAATCAGGGAAGTCGGCATGGTTGATTAATCCTGACGGGTGCCGTCGGCCATGGCCTGACGTTGGGCCAAATCTTTCAGCTCGCCCTTGGTCAGCGGCGGCAGTACCTGGATGTTGAAGGCTGGAACATTGCGCGGGGTTACGACTTCGATACCGGCGCGGCCAGTCTTCTCACGGTCGAAGACCATGTATTCCTTTTCCATCAGACCGTCGTACAGCACTTTTTCGATGTGCCATTCGCGGTTGAACGGGATGAAACGCTGGACGGTACCGAAGTTCTTGTTCGAGATGCACAGCAGCTCGCCTTTCAAGTTCTTCTTCTGCGGGTCCATGCAGGAGACGCGAACGCGGACCAGGGCCATCGCTTCACGGCGCAGGCGATTCTTTTTCTGGCCTTCGGTTTCCGGGCCAGCTGCGGCCACTTCTTTTACCAGCATCGCGTCAGCCAGCGAAGGCATCTTGGTGACTTCGACCGGCGACTTGATTTCGTTCTCGACCGGCGCTTCTTTTACAACAGCAGGAGCGGTATCGACAGCTTTAGTAACGGGAGCGGTTGCAGCTACCGGAGCTGGTGCAGGTTGAGCAGCAGGTGCAGCAATTGGTTCAGGCACGATCTTTTCACCTTGTACGGCGGCATTTACGACTTCGCGGAGCTTTTCTACGCCCCAGCGACCGTCAACAGTAATCCCCAGCTTTTCAGCTCGGGCTTTGAGCGATTCGATTTCGTTTTGCGTGACATCTACTTCAGACATTGCGTTTCTCCCGAAACGGTGTGAGTTGTACCCAAAAGGGGAGCCGAAGCTCCCCTAGTGGTTTTACGTTACCGTTACAGGCGGGCTACGGTCAGGATCAAACCGATGCGCTCGGAACGCAGGGTCATGAAGCCGTAGTACCACTTGATGGCCATGAAGCCCATCTCGCCGTACGGGTCCAGGCGGTCAGCAGTTTCAACACCCGGCAGCTTCTTGATGATCTTGAACTTCACCGATTTACCGTCGGTTTGGAAACCAATGGTGGTGAACGAACCGTCGCCGATGCAGAGCATAGGGAAGACGTCGTACTTGGTGCCGTTGTCGTGGTTGGCAGCATCGCCGACTTCGACGTTGGCACCAGCGCCAGCCCACTTCAGCATTTCCGGCACGATGATGATGCGGAACTCATCGATCTGGCCGATCTCGCCGATCAGGGTTTCGCCACCGGCAGCGTACTTCTCAACCGAGATGAACGCCGGGTTATCGTGCATGTCCTTCATGCCTTTCAGCGTCGGGATCAGTTCAGAACCGCAGTGCAGCGGACGGGCGCCCGGAATGGTACGGGTGTCGGTCAGACGGGTACCGTTGATCTGGGTGATGTTGCGCGGCGTACGGTTGTTGGTGAGCTGGATGCCCAGACGCAGCAGGTCGTCGTAGGTGACCAGGTCGTTCGAACCGATGGTGGCTTTGGAGGTTGCATCACCAGCGTAACGAATCACACCGGCAGCGTTCAGAATGTCGATCTGCAAAGCAGCTTCGGACATCTGGTGCGCGCCGTTCACCATTTCACGGGTGATGTGCATGTCCAGCTCTTCGTCGCTATCGAAGTCCAGGGATTCCTGGGTGAATTCTTCGTAAAAGCCGAATTTTTCCAGGGTGCCTTCCAGCTCGATACGGGTGAAGCCAACGCGGTTAACGCGACCGCCGTGTTCGGTCAGGGCCGGCAGTTTGCCGGTAATGACGCCGATGTCCTTGCTGGAGCCGTACAGGTTGCCGTTGGCAATGGTCGCGCCGTTTGCGTCGATACCCTGGTCGTTGACGTTGCGGTCGTCGAGCAGTGGGATGTAGTGGAACTTGGTGATCTTCTTGCCCATGTTTTTCGGCATGACAGTAACGTCGGCCAGTTGGGTGAAGAACTGTTCCTTGCGTGCTTCGATCAGCGCCTGTTTCTGGTGATACTCTTCATAGGCCTGTGGGCCGATGCTCGAAGGGGTGCCCGGTGGGGCGTTATAAGAAGCCGGGGTATAGGTGTTTGGAGCTGCCATCGTAGGGTTTCCTTATTACGGTTTAGATTGCTTCAAGAATTCTGCATCGCTCATGCTGAGGAATGCAGGTTGCTTGGTTTCTTCTGTTGCTGTCGTTACACCCTTCGATGGGGCAGCAGCGCGACGGCGTTCTTCATCAGCCTTCGAGGCTGTGGAAGTCTTCTTGCCCGGAGTGACCAGTTTGGTAACCGGACCTTTCGGTGCAGCGGCTGGCGCGTTAAACGCACCGGCTTGTGCCATTTCCTGACCAATCTGGTTGTACGCTTGCATCAGCGGAACACCACGCAGACTGCCCAACACTTGCTGCCGATTCACTTCGTCCATGACTTTGTCATAAACACCGGATTCCATTTGCTGAGTGAGCTGTCGCAGCGACTCAGGATGACTTCCGATCAAAGCTTGAGACTTTTGATCCCAACCTTTCATTTCACCGACAAGTCGGTCGAAGTGTTCAGTACCCTGGATTTCCGTTACAACTGCGTCGAGGTCCATAACTGCTTCGCTTGGTGCGCGAGATTCTGCGCGGTAAGCAGCAACTTTGTCGTCGTCGATGTCGTGAACGTCAATCTTCGAGTCTTTCAGCAACTTGCCGATAGCTTCGGGCTTTCCGGCCATCAAGTCAACAGCGAATGCCAACTTTTCATGGTCAAGCATGCCGTTTTGTTCCAGAACTTTCACATACGACAAGTTCTTCTTGTTTGCTGCTTGTTTCTGCGAATAGTTGGCGCCCATCTGCATAAGACGAATTGCTTCATCAACAGACTTCACTTTCATGTCGCGACCGTTCGCACGGAAGGTTTCAAAGATGCGTTCGGTGCCATCAGGCAAACCAATGGAAGAAGGTGCGGCATCCGTCTTGGCAGCCGCAGATTTCTCTACTGGCTTGCCATCCGCGCCCAATTCTGGCTGCGTTTGATCATCTTCGTCAGGGTCGTCGTCATCTGCGCCAGCTTCAGCCGGTTTGCCCCCTTCAGGCGACGCTTTGCCTTCTTCGTTAACTTCCGGGGTATCAGTTGTAGCAGCTTCTTTAGCGCCAGTTTCGGCGGCAAGTGCTTCGGCAGCAGCCTGGGCTTCAGCATTCGAAGTGTCCTCGGTATTGGTTTCCGGGGTTTCAACAACAGCAGCAGCAGCTTGTACTTCAGCCAACTTGCCAGCGCCTTGCGCCATGAAGTCAGCATCGGACATCGTCAGGAAGTCAGACATGGCTTATACCCCCAGGCCTGCAACGAGTTCTTCTTGAAGGAACTCTTGGTGTTCGATCATGGAACGATAGGCAACATCCGCAGAAGTACGGACAGTGCGGAAGAATGCGTTCAACTGCGCAATGGCAGACAGGTCGCGGACTACGTTCTCGCGGGCTTGCGGGGTTTCGCACGCCGGGTCGGCCAACAGCAGGGTCAGACGGTGCGATTCACGCTCCATGTAACCTTTCATGATGAGCGAGTTGAAATCGGGGTGTTCGAGCAGACGGTCGAGAGATTTGCCGCGTTCGACAATCTCTTTGCACTGTTCGATGGTTACTTCGATTTGTTTAACAGCATTGCCCATTTGGGGTGCTCCTTGGTGGAATTAGAAGGGACTTCGTCAGAAGTCCCGCATATTACCGACTGTTTTTAGGAAGCGCCAGGCTTATTCATTTGACTGGTCTCTTGTTGACGAATAATCGACTGAACTGCTTGAAGGCGTGCTTGACCTTCAGCTTGTCGATCAAGCGCCTGCAAGTTGCGTTCTTGATGCACACCAGACTCCTGTTCGAGGAAGTCGAGGTTGGTTTTGTCCGCGCTTGCGTTGAGTGCGTTGGACTTCGCCACTTCGGTGCCTTGTTTGACCTGATGCAGTTGGGCATTGGCACCGAACTGGGCAGCCCGTGCTTGCTCGGTAACAATCTGTGCTTGCAGCAGGGCAAGTTCCAATTGTGCCTTCTGTTGCGCCATCGGGTCCGGTGTTGGCTGGTAATCCTTAATCTGTTTGGCCAAGTCCGGCATTTTACGCAGACGTGCGATATCGGACAGGATCAATGCAGTTACTTCCCAGCCCGCGTTAGGACCAACCGTTTGCAACATGAACGACAGTTCAGACGCCTTGGCGTTGTCTTCTTCCGCCGTCGAGATGGTCAACGAGATGTCGAAGTTACCCGGCAGGTCATCACGGCGAATATCCACAAATGCTTCGTTGGTAACCCGAATCACCTCACGGTCTTCGAGGAACACGGCGTTCATGGCGATGATCTTGCGACCGGCCTTCACAACACCGGAAGCCATGCGCCGAAGAATACCCATCTCGCGCTTCGACGCTGCATCCAGTGCACCACGCACACCTGTTGCGGTATCGCCTAACGAAGCCCCGGTCAAACCAGCAGAGAAAGCCTGGACCCCGGTCATGGCCTCCGCTTGTTGGTTCTGGCTCTGCACCATTTGCCATGCTGACGTCGGCAGCTCTTGAAAGGTGTGGGTGTGGATGGCCGTCCGTGGATCGTTGCCCGGGTTGAACTGGTAGTCGCGCCCTTCTTCGAATTTGCGTTGGTTCACCGCATCGAGTGCGCCTTTTGCGATACCGGTCTGGCCATTGGCCGACTTGGCCAGCACATCGATCATGCCGCGCTGTACCGCACCAATCGTCTTCTGGTTTTCGATCAACAGCGAACCGTCGCTCTCGCCATACACCGATTCGAATACCGGCAGATATGGGATCGCCACGAACGGGATCTCGTTATCGGGGAACGGGTTCACTTCCATACGGATCAGCACATCGCCGGCCCAGGCCGCAACAAACGGCGTCAGCTCGCCATTACCGTGAACATCACGGAAGCCCCAGTATTCGTACACCACGAACTTGGTTCGAGGTTTATCCGCAAAGTTGAAGGTCTTGTCCTTGGCATTTACTGCGTAATCCGGTTCAGACAGGGGATTCGACTTGTCAGCCTTGATCTTGTCGAGGTTCTTGTAGCGCCCGTCCTTTTTCAGCGCTGCTTGGCTGGAAAGGAATTTGTGCACAACAAACCCGGCGTTTTCCAGCACACCGTTACAGGACGGATCAACAATAATGTTCTTGTGCGACATCACCTCAAGTGTAGGGTGATTCGCCAGAACTTCTTCGTATTCCTCTTCAACCATGCCAACTTGGTACGGAGCGTACGGGATACCGTCGGTTTCATACGTCTCATGGGCAAGTCGGTAGCCTTCGTCCACTTCGAAGTATTGCGACGGGGATTCAGCCTTGAGCTGATCCAGTTGCTGCATGATCTCCAGGTATTCCGGGTTCGGCGTCAGCTCATACTGCGGAACCGTGCGCTTAGACTTCTTGGTTTCGCGCTTCCAGCCCACCTTGAGGAAGGCCACACCGGTATCCACCGCACAACGCACCATCGAATCGACCAGGTGCTGCTTATCAATGCGGGTATTGAACTGGTTATTCAGCAGCAGTCCGTTTTGAATAGCGGAGTTGCGATCTTCCCAGGTCACGGGCTTCAGTTCGAAGATGTCTGGCGAAGACAGAAACGGTTCCGACAACGACGCATAACGCCATTCCGCCTGTTGACGAATCGTCTTTGGCTGTACCTGCGACTTGTTGACGATTTTAGGCGCCGCCCCTTTACCCCGGGTGTGCAGATAATCCAACCAAAGATCAATCTGCTGCACTTGGGCGTTATGAGAGACCTGTGAACCCTCAAGATCTGCCTTTAGCTCAGTAAGGGTGGGTTCCTTCGCCCAATCCGTTAAGCTATGCTCGTTCTTTGTAACGAGCGGTTGTTGTTCATCAAGTGCCATTGGCACATCTCCTAAACCAGAAAAGGAAGCATCATAGTGGAAATCGTTAAACTTCACCCGGATTTGATCGCACCAACTCGCGGAACTGAAGGCGCAGCAGGTTATGACCTGTACATGCCCGCTCACGGCAACAACATGGGCGGTTCTGCCGGACTTCATGGTCTTGGCTTTGCTTGCAAGGTTCCGACCGGGCATGTGGCGATGATTCTGCCACGTTCCAGCGCAGGTGTGAAACTTGGTGTGCGTCTGGGCAATACCGTCGGCGTAATCGACAGTGATTATGAAGGGGAGTGGAAGGTGAACATTCGCTGTGCATCTGGCGATGTTATTCAGTGGGCAGCAGGCGAACGCCTGTTTCAGTTCATTATTGTGCCGGTTGCAACACCTGAGCTGCAATTCGTGGACAAGTTCACCAACTCCAGCGCACGCGGTGCGGGCGGCTTCGGGAGTACAGGCAAATGAACTTCGGTGACGCGATTGCCGCACTGAAAGAAGGGTACCCGGTCAAGCGCAAAGGTTGGAACGGTAAAGGCATGTTCGTCTATTACGTTCCTCCGGGTGAGTATCCTGCCCGGACTGGTACTGCACTTGATTACTTTGGCGACAAGCTCGTGCCTTATAACGCATACTTTGCCATCAAAAATGTCGACGAAACTGTAAGCACCTGGGTTCCAAGCGTTAATGACTGTCTTGCCGAAGACTGGTCAATTTTCTAATTCTGCGCCATGTGAATGGACGCGAACGGGCGGGAGAGCAATCCCGCCACCTATTCAAAAAGAAAGGAGCCAATCGGCTCCTTTTTTAGTTTATGCCCAGCCCCCTCGCCGGATCTCCCCGAGATCACGTTGGAAGTCCATATCCATACCGGCATCTTCCAACCGTGTGCATTCTGCCTGGAACAAACCAAGGAATGCGTTTACCCGGTAAGTCCCATCAGTCAATCCGACGGGTGTGTGCAATCGGCTGGCTACGTACAGGCATAGCGCCCATACATACGCCATTGGCACATCCACATCGAGCATCTCGGGGTCAATGTCACCGAAGCAGTCGCCGATCTTGGTTGGCAGCGAGCGGTACAGAATTACCACGTGCCGCAACGGATACACCGTACGCATGTGCTCGGGTACTTCGAACACCAGCGGACTGCGAAAGCTCAGTGAGCAATTGGTGAAGTCGTTAACCCGGACGTCACGGCCGCATTCATCGGTCACCTTGTGCAGTTGCAGGAAGCGCCCACGCACCTGGGGGTCGAACTTGCTCATGTCATACAAGGCAACGGTCGGATCGATCGGTACTTCAACGCGGCCAATGCGCAGATCAAAGCGTGTGTGCAGATCGACCAGCCCTTGGTTCATCACATCGACAATACCCTGGTACTGGTCCGCCTTGATCTTTCCCGTGACCGGGTCGATGCAGTTCAGTTGTTTCAGCTCACTGGTTTCCAGTTGACTGAAGATGTAGTTCAATTTCATTGTTGCCTCACGCTAAGTAGTTGGCCAGTGCCCCAGGTTGCGGGGTGTAGTCATCATCCCACATTCCGCCACCTTCGCGCTGTTCAATGTCCTGAGACGTTGGCGCGACCGGCCGCATCACCGAAAGCATCGAGATCGTGTCGATAAAGTCATCTTTCTTCGAACGGAAGCCGCTTGCCGAGGCAAGACTCAACTCGTTCATCATTTCCATCATGACCTGCCCGCTCTTGTCCTCTTCCGGGAAATAGATCTTGTGCAGCTTGAACAATGGCACAACTGTGTTGAATCGCTGCATTTTGTTGGTGTTCGGTCGAATACCCGGCTTAGAACTATTGTTCTCCGAGGTCATGACAAAGAAGATGTTCTTCTGGATCATCATGTCCTGAATCCAGGAAATAAAGCCACCTTGTTGGCCGGATGCTTCAATACCTACACCCATAGGACGCCACTTCGAAACCAGTTCAAAAAGGTCAGTCAGGTTGGCCGACATGTCCTGCCGTTTGCAGATGCCATCCACCCAGTACCAATCACCGTTGTAGTTGTAGGCCCACACGCTGATAACGCTGAAGTCGGCCGCTTGCTTTTCGCTCGTGGCAAAGTCAGTGGTGATGTAGAAGTTGAAGTTGGATTTGAACTGCAACACGTTCTTTTTGCGGTACCAACTGATCTCACCGTCCTGAATCAGACGATCTTCGTCGGACATGATGCGAAGCATCAGCTCTTGGTTGAAAGTATCAACCTTGCCCACCTTCATCGCGGTATCGAACTTCTTCTTCACGAAGCTGTACGGAAAGCGATCAGGCCAGGCACCACAGAAGTCTTCTTCTGCACAAGGGAACTGATTGCACACAGGGTACACGTTGACCCGCCAAGCGCCAGATTCGACCGCTTTATACAGCGGATCTTTGGCGTTGAAGGGGGTACCGGACCAGATGATCATGTTGCGCGCCGGGTGCAAGGCGTGGTCCACCGCTTTGTAGATTGTGTCCTCAACGGCAGCAATAACCGTCGGCGAGCGCGCATCATCATCGGAGATCAAGTCATCGAGCACTGCAAGCCGGGGCCGCTTACCCATTTCCTTGGAACCCCGCACACCGGTCTTAGCGCCGTAACCTTTGACGATGAACACGTTGCCATCAAGGTTGACGAACTTCCAGCGGATGTCAGTGAACTCGGTACCGCCTGGACAGTCTGGAGACTTGGCCGGCATGTACTTCTTGAGGAAGTCGCTGTTCTCATAGCGGAACTCCAAGTTCTTGCGCATGTTCTTCACGCCGTTCTCCATACTGTCAGAAACGTACAGAGCCAGCTCAATACGCCCGAAGTTTGGCAAACCGCCGTACATACCGATGTACAAGAACAGATATTCCCCCATCAGTGTGGTCTTTGCCGCGCCACGGAACACCATGTTGGCAATACGCGGGAATCGGTTGACCTCATGCTTCTCATCGTACTCAATGTATTCAATCTCATCGAGCATGTGCAAGTGCAGCACGGGTGTCTCGTTTTCCTCGCCTTGCCCGCCATTCACCAGCTTGATGAAGGTTACGAACTCAAGTGCGAACTGTGAGGGCAAATAGTTCGGGTCCATGCTGTAATCGACCCCATCCAACCAACCATCAACAGATTGGTAGACTTCATCGACGGCGATTTCCATTTCAGTGACATTCATTGAGGAACCGCCTTATAGATCTTGCCTTCGTTCGGGCACACCGTCCAAAGGGCACCCTCGTAATAATCAACATCATCCGTAAGTAATATCACGGTATGCGGGCGAACCCCGTTCAACTTGAAGCCCCGCAGCTTCTGGTTAGGGTGCTCGATAGGTTTGCATTGACCATCAGGATAGTGCGCGTATCCCATGATCATTTGCGTTCACCCAGGCCCCAAAATTTCTTGTAACCGCCCTCAGCATAGGAAGCCGCATCGCTTTCCTTATCGAACATGCGGTACTCCCGATTCTTCATGGCGAAGTCGAAAGCTTCATCGTCACCCAATTGCACCAGCTTACCGTCGGGCTTCTGCACGATAGTCGGGTACGCCACAAACCCATTATCAACACCGCCGTAGGCCATGCGATGCGTGGACACCGAACCGTCACCATTATCAATCGTCGGATATTCACCTGGCTTGAGGATGCGCTTCTCGAAGTTCAGCTTCGTATCGTTCGGTACCACCGGGCTCTGAATCTGCGTACCAAAGTTGCGGATCGCATTGTCCTGTGGCGTGCCCCATTGCCCGAGAATACCCAACTGCGCCCGTTCATCATCACGATCCGGAAACAAACTGGAGAACCCGGGCACTGCCTTATCAAAAATACTCATTGCGCTGGTACCTCAAATGGAAGGCGCTGAGCCGCGACCTCTTTGGCATTACCGAAACCACCCACGATATGTGCACGCTGTTGGTCGGCCAAGTCCTGCATTTGCTTACGCACAGCCGCCATGGTGTCGCCCACTTCCTCGCTGATATCCAGTGTGATCTTGGTCTTCTCCGGCTGCTTGAGTTGCCCCAGCACACTGTTGAGCGCCTCCACGCGCACCTTCTCGCTGCTCGCGTTCATACCCAGATCAAACTGCGCATTCAACGCCTGCTGATACATGTCCTGATTGCCGATCCACGCCGGGATCAACGCCTGCTCCATGATCAACGTTACCAGCTTCGACTTATTAAAAGCCGACACATAGGAGCTGATATCCTTCTGGCTTACGCCCCGCGCCACAAAATCCTGATACTTATCAGGAAAGGTCGCGATATACGCATCCAGATTGCTCTTGTTCATCATCTTCTGCGTGACGTACTTCACGGCACCGAGATAACTCTCAAGCTTGAACTTACCCTCACGCAGCACACTGGTGTGCCCAATCATGCGCTCACGGTAAGCTTCTGCCAGGTTTGGGTCAGCCAACAACGCATTGACCCCATCCATCACATCTTGCGTCACATTCCCCCGGAACTGCGCCGGGAGCACCATCTTGAACTCTTCCGGTGTCAGCAAGTCAGTCATAGTTTCAACCCTGCAAATTCAGCAAGCACACAGACAACATTACCTACAGACGTGGTCTGTCGCGCACAAGTACAAAGCCCTGGGTGCCAGCCGCGCTGCATGGTCACATGCAAGGAACTTACTGGGCGAACAACATCCCATGCGTGTGTTTGCGCACAGCCGGCACATACCGCAGCAACTACGTCACCTTCCTTCAGATTTTCGAGGTTCATGCTTCGCCACCGTTCGGCTGCATGGCCGAGATACTCAAGCGGTGCAGCGCAGCTTTACGTAGATAGTGAGCATCTTCTGCGACACCCTGAGCCGCCTTTACTTGATCCTTCAAGTCTTCCAGGGCCAACACCGCAGAGGCTTCAACAAGCGCGGCTTGGCGCACCAACAGTGCAGCATTGCGGACAGTCACCGGTGTTACGTCCTTAAATTCGTCCATTGGATCATTACGCTGCAAGCTCATATCTTCTCCCATAATTTTATGAAGTCTTCGTGCTCTACCAGCCAAATGTTGGCCTTATCGAAACCAGTAAGGTCAGACTCACCACCACGCTGTAGAACCACCCAATCACCCTGCGAAACAGTCTGCCAAGCACCCGTTATCACGCGAACTTCGACATTGTACTCGCTATCGTACCTTAGTGTACCGTTTCGTTGCAGAAGCTGAAACCAAGAAGGTAAGGGATCGAATGGGCCACCCAAGCGTGCAGCTATGTACTGATAGGGGCGATCCCGTCGAGCGAAACGTTGAACAGCCATGAATGCCACCCGTCGTTGAGATATAGGGGAGTATGGCACAAATACCGTTGGTCGCAGTATGAGGGAAAAACTTCATAGACTGACGCTTTCAGGGCATATGTAACGGCGACCACCTTACTCAATATACCCCCCCGGGGTGCTACCTTATTCGTTTTCCTCAAGGACCCACCACCCCTTATGTTCACTTACGGGCCTGCGGCCCTGTCATGCTGCACTCCTGAGTCTGCCTGGGACCTTACCTTATGATCTGCGCCATCTGTGCCTTAGTCATCATTCACTACGTAGAGGATCTTCTTACCTAAGCCTTCGGCTATGTGATGGGTACTTCGGTGCCTATCCTTACCAATCGATTGGAGATTCACCATGTTCGCTCAGTTCTTCTCTATGGCTGCTCAGTTCTTCCTGATGTTGACCAACCTGTTCACTGCTGGTACCAAACTGTCCAATGCTGCTGTCCACTCTGCCTCCTGGGTCGAGGGTGCTGCTGAAGGCTTCAATGAAATCGCTACTCTGGAACGTAACGAGAAACTCGATACTCTCCGTGGCAAATATGACATCAACTCCCGTATTCGTGCGGCTGAGTCTGCTCTGTCTGCTTCCGATCTCAATGCCAAGCTCAAGGCTCTCCAACTCCAGGCTGATGCTGAAACTGATGCTCCTGCGGCCAAACCTGCTAAAGCTGCTTAATCGGTAACCATCCATGACTTTCGAAACCTCTCTTGCTCTGTCCTGCACGCTGGTCTGGTCTCTGATCGTCATCGGCTGGTATCTGCGCTCTATCTGCACCAAGTCCTTACCTCTTCGGAGGTGAGGCTTCTTTTTTACAAGCACACACAAAGCACACAACAAGGGCACACAACAGATCAAGATCTTCCACCCTTTAGACAGTTGGTCCGGAAGAGTCCTTTCCCTCCCACATAAGTCAGATTCCCACTCGTCAGAGTGGATATCAGGCTACTTCAATCCCATTCCCCTATAGAGGGGGAAATAGGGGAGGGAATTGGGGTAACTCAGTGCACATTGGTGAGTTTGGGTTGTGCTTTGGCATAGGTTTATGCCATTCCTGTATTCTGTCATCCCCATTCGTCATACCTATGCATGTCTATGTGCTATCGTGACCTATCGGTCCTGTGGTGGATTCTTATGAGGCTATTGCCATGCGTATTGTATGTGTCAACAAATTGGGTATCGTCTGGTATCACTATATGCATCAGGAAGCTACATTGGCCTTTGTCAGTGGTGTGCTGTCTGATTTGCGTAGCAAGTTACCTGATGTCCGTTATAGTTACGAGTTCATATAGTATTCGGGGGTTTCATCATGGAATACATGTTGCTGTCTGATGGCAGTGTCAAAACGTTCGAATGCTTGCCTACACATTCAGAAGTAGTCGATGCGCTTCATGACTATGGTGGTGTTGCCTACTATTGGTGGAATATTCAATTCAAGTGGTCGAGTATTACTCCCATCACTCCAAAGATAAGTGATACGCAAATTAGCGTTGATCTTGTACCTGACGTCGTCAAACTTGCTGCAATGCTGGAATAGTTCACCTTCGGTGCTGTGAAGGTATTCAATTCATTAATTAGGGGTATTCCCATGAATCAATTCCAGTACATGCTCGATATGCTTGTCATTGCTTCTGATAGTCACCTTCATGTTGGTGTTGCATCTGTTGAAGATGCTAAGCGCGTGTACCGTGCATTGCATGGTGTTCTCGTTGATGATTGCACCCTCGTGGTCAAACATGACGTAGAAGATGGCAATCCTTACGAAGTTATTGCTACTGCTGAAGATCTGTTGTAACTAAACCAGTCATGTAAGTAGCCCCGCAAATGTGGGGCAATCTCAGGAGTTATATCCAATGAAAGAATTAATCATCGCTTTGCGCGCATGTCTTGCTGTTGCTGTAAGTGATGGGCTCATTGAAGAGTCCGATCAAGCACTTGTGAATGATCACATCCGTTCACTCGAAGATCTCAGCATTCGTAATGATGCGATCAAACATATCCAGAATATGGAGCCAGGCAAACCTATCCCGCATGACACTGCTGCTGGTGCACTCGCGAAAGTAACTGTCATGCTCACCATGTATGGCAGCAAGCCTGATGCCATGTTGGCTGTCATTCATGACAGGGGCTGGGAAGTGGTCACACTGGCTGACGTTGAGGCAGTTCGTAAATTCATTCTGGAGCAGTAACCATGCCGCAAGACTCCGAGTTGTTTCAGTGTGCTGTAACTCCATCAGATGAGTTGGTGAGCTACACCACTGACATGGAGCAGCCGCAACATGCGTTGTTGTTCGCCCTGGTCATGACCAACGAACAAAAACAAAAAATCAGTGTGTTGTTGACTAAAGAAGATGCCCTGCGTCTTCGTGCACAACTCGACACCTTCATTATCCAATGTGCTATTGCACGGAGTTAATCATGCCCAAGAACATTCTCGCCTACGATGAAGGCTACGACGCGTATGAACTCGATGAAGAATTCGACCCAACCAAGTGTGCCGACTGGCAACAAGGCTACTTTGACGCGCAAGCAGAGGACAACTAATGCATGTTTCCCAAACACTTGAGTTGGCCTTGAGCCTGCTCGACCAAGACCCTAATAGTCGCATGTATATGTGCTGTCATCTTGATTGGATGAGCGCACATGCGCGTAAGCACATCACGCTTGACGAGAGCGAGGCAGCACAAGAAGTAATTCGTAATGCCATTGGCAACAACGTTACATTGGCCGGCTACTTGCGTGAAACTGGCAGTATGCCCCAAGGCGTGTCTGTTCAAAGTCCTGAGTATGTGCACTATCAACTCACGTTCTATCGTAACTTGATTGCTAAGTTGCGTGCGGCTGATCCGATGTTCTTGATCATTGAAGCGGCGTATCACTGCTGTCACTCAGAAGGTGAGATACATACAGCTATTAAAGCTGCCGGTCTCCCTGAAACCAGTGATGAAACTGTCATGAATCTGCTTGGCGAGTACGCCGCGTCTATCAAGGAGTAACTTATGCCCTTCTTCGCAACAGTAGCACTGGTGTGTGCCGCTGTTGTCGATGGCGGCACAGTTTGTATCGTGAACACGTACGACAAGTTCCTTTCGTTCAGTGATGCTAACTGTTATGTCACCATGGACAACGTCCGGTACAAACTGAATAACGAACTCAAGAAACAAGCGGGTGTAACGCGCTTGGAGAAGGGTTCGCACAATTGTTACTCAACTGTGGCTCATCGCGATGCTGTCATCGAGCGAGTCATGAAAACTTACAGTGATGGTGGCGTTATGTACGCCATCCGTAACATGGATAAATAATCATGATCTTCGCTTACTTTATGACCTGCATTGCCAGTACCGTGACTGGCGAAGTATCTTGCTCCAACTCTTACACTGAAATGACCTCGGTTATCCGTAAGGGTGAGAGCTGTGAGGTACAGGCTGCAACTTTGCAGCGTGATGCCACCAATGCCATCCTGATCGAGAATGTGACCTTGGTTAAGGTCGCCGAGCAGACTGGCTGCGGTACTCTGGCCCAGGTCAAAGCCAAGGCTACAAAGTATCACCTTGAGTTTGGTCTCAAGGGTATCGAGTCGGATTTGTTCCAATTCTGATACCGATATTCTATCAATGCAGTAATTGCCCTATTCGGCGATGAAAACCATACTGCTATGTGCCCTCATAGAGGGCCGGCGGTAGGCTAAACCAGAGGTATGAGTATGGACTTTCTAATTGGCCAGCGAGTCATCGTCAATTCTGAAGAAATCGCAAAAGTCATCCCACACCCCAAAGACGCACTAGCTATCGACCTACAAACGAAGGTTTGGGTCATTTTGTACAACGGTGTCAAATGTTGGTACGGGCGTAGCAACGTTCGACCATTACCTGGAGGTCAACTGTGAAACAGGTACAAAGCACCAATTGCTTCGCGAAACAATCCTTGGGCCACATGAAGGAACTGATTGCCAAGGAATTGCGCAAGCAAATCAAGGTAAACGCGTGGACTCAGCAGGTTGCGAGCGAAATTCTTGGTGTTAGCACCAACATCGTCGGTTTCATCAATCGTGGTGAAGAATGGCGTGTTTCGTTCGATACCATGTACGTTGCTGCAATTTATGCAGGCATTACCGTGAATATCTCACTGGATGTACCAAAGTAGCATCAAAAGCGGCCTTCGGCCCTGTAAAGGCAATCTGTGCCAAACAAACCTCACTTATCCGTTATTCTGGAGTATTTCCCATGGCTGTTGAACGTAAGAATCAAACCACCGCTGCTGCTGCCCGTACCGAAAATGGCAGCGCTGCCAAGAAAACCCTCGGCTTCTTCAACCTGAACATGGCGACCCGGTCGGGTAACCCGATTCGTGTTGACGCCATCCGCTTCATCGAAGGCAACAAGACTCACGAACAACTGGCGGCCTACCTCGGTCTGGCGCGCGAAGGTGACGACAAGTTCGTCGGCGATGAAGCCCGTGCGGCTGAAAAAGCACGTCGCCTGGCTGAAGTGGTTGCCAAGCTGGAATTCAGCTTCAACCCAACCCGTACCGACGAAGAGTCGATGCTCGATCTGGTGTAAGCCGACGGCCATCATCCCATTGGGGTGGTGGCCCTCATTTTTGAGAGCGAAACCATGACAGATAAGTTACCAACTGGTGTGTATAACGCCGTAATCCAAGGCTTTGAGCCGTTATTACGAGGGGCGCCAAAGACAAACCTGCGTATGCGACTGGCCTTAGCCAATGCCGTACTGATGGGTACTGTCATGTACGAGATACGTCTGCATGACGATAACTTGGACATGATCACGCACGGTTGGCCCTATAAAGAGCTGCATCCTTCGCGTAATCAACTCAAGCGCCATCATAAGGCGAAACCTCAACCAAACTGTGGCCCGCGGGGCAATAACCCGTGGTAAAGCCGCACTCGTCTACATCTTTATATGCCCTTTGGAGCGTAAACCATGGAAATGATTAATCTGTACTGCTGGGGTGGTATTGGTGCACTGCTGTGCCTGATTGTAGGTGCAATGTTGGGCTATGCCCGCTGTGAAAGTCAGCAACTGCTGGGTAACTCGTTGCAACGTGAACATCTGCATGCGTGTGACGCTAAATGGCGTGAACTGCTGAAAGATGCTGAAGATAATGCTCGTGAGCACCATTGTAAGTGGGCATATGCGGATAAGTATCGTCATGCGCTGGTAGAAGTCATGACTGACACTGGTGTGTGGGACTTTGCCAAACATGGCGATGATCCTGCAAAAATGCTCAAAATGCTCGTGGAACAGGCAGTTGATTTTGCAATAAATCCAGCTTTCAACAAGAAAGCCAAGAACCTGTATGTTCGTGGCGTTCGTGCTGGTGCCAAGAAAGGTCGTGCACAGATGCAGAAGTTTATGCAGAAGTCTATCGACAATCAGGCTGCAACTATCCGTCACTACGACAGTGAGCTGACTAATGCCAATGTAAGGCGTATGCGCTTTACTGAGGCTGTGACCAACGTAATGAACGACAAGATTGCCCTTCCGAGTGTTCGTCGTGCGTTCAATCAAGCCATTATTCAAGAACATGACCGTCTTCGTGCGGTCGCTGCCAAGAAGGTTGCATAACCATGCTGGAAGTAATCGTTAACGTTCTGTTTGCGCTGGGTTGCCTCGGCTTCATCCTCCTTGTGCTGGTTGAGCTGGGGCGAAGCCAGAAAAGCAGTGAGATGTATCATGAAGGGTCCAACTTGTTGCGGCTTACCCTCGATCTGAAGAACTTGCAGGGCAATGGGTGGCAAACTGTCATCCATCATGCTGAAACCCTTGGTGAACTGCAAGAGCTGGCCAATTCCTTCGCCATGTTCCGCATTATGCGGGCAGGCGTGTGGAATGGTACAACAATGACTCATGTCATGAACCCAATGGGTGTTCTGGAGGCTGTATGAGCATCCAAGGCAAACCTGCATGGATGGCCACATTTGACGAGGTAAACGATCCAATGAACACCATGAATCATACTGTGAAGCGTGCTCACATTGCTGAGCCAGTTCTGTGCGCAGTATTCCGTGATGGCGACGTTCTGCAAATTGAAGAACGTTCCAAGTTCGATGGTGCGTACTACGCAAAGAAAGCATTCCAAACTCATGGTAAATGCCGGGTGATGTTCTATCGTCCCGGTGTTGACCGTGTTTGGCGTGAAATCCGCTGGAAGAATGCAAACGTGGGTACTTTGTACAAACGTCCGTCGCTTATGACGGTGCAGCATGATAAGGTGCCGCCTGAGCTTCAGGTGGCCATGCTCTGTGCAGGCTGAGCCTACACCTGTCTGGTACGTGGAGCGTGATGGGTCAATTGAGGGCGTTATCGTCCTTGATTACCCGGACACATACTTATATAGACAGGAGGCCAAGAATTTCCCCGATTGTCGTGTGTGGTGCTGTGTACAGTTCGGATGGGCTTACATGGAAACAAATAAAATACGTTCTGCGATCTGGATATTTGCAACACCGCCTGATGTGGTGGTGTTGGCAGATTTGATAAAGGGGTAACTATGATTACCTTCACGGCTGACAAGTTCGAATTAAGGGACGCAAACGGTGTCGTTCGTGTCTCTATTGGCACAACGGAGAATGTATCTGTGGCTGCGTACATGTTCCACTTCACCAAAGACGGTCAGTACGTCGATGGTGCCCCTATCACTAACGCACAAAGCCAAGATAATGAGTATGCTCATAAAATTGCGCAAACTTATGAAGGTTGTCACGCTTGGGTGTGTGTAGATAAGCAATGGATGTCATTGCCTGCTGTTGCGTTACCTTGGGAGCGCTGGTCGCCTGAATTAACAACCAACATACCCGAATGTGTTCGGGTTGCTGAATATGTGAGGGAGAAGTCATGAATACGATTAAACGTGGGGATATGATGTCTGTGTTCGACGAAGTCGATCATTTCATCATTTGTGTAGCCAGTAAGCTGCGAAGTGAGACCGGAGAGCTTATTATGCTCAATGGTCTCGCCGGGGTGTTGGGTCTTAAATACCCTACCCTAAAGGCGAAGATGGGAGCGTGGATCAAGGAGACGTGTGGTGATGGCGGGGAGTTCTATCTGCGTGCCAATGGCAAGGTGGGCATCCTACAGCACATGATCTCGCCTCGCAACGGGGTTGATCTGCGTCTGGTGTCCCGGGCACTGCATGACCTGACTGCGGTGGCCTTGGCCAACCGTGGTAAGACCTTTGCCTTGGAGTGGCCTGGCCACACCGAACCGGAGTGGATGTTCAAGGGCCTCATCGATCCCCTGCCGGGTAACATCCAAGTCTGGAAGCCAGTATCATGACTCTGCCTTGGGATGATCCATTTAATGTCCCAGATCAGGCGCCCGCGGTGCCTGTCAAAATCCTGTGGGACTACTCGACTGGTCAAGTAATTGATGGCGGTGAGGTGAGCTGCGGCTTGTTCGATACCCACTGGACGTACACCTATTACCCTTGGCGCACTTCCCTGCAATGGGCGTTGACCCGGTGCCCTGGGGAATGTCTGTATAAACAGGAAGCTGAGGTACCTGAAATGGTGCGGCTGGCTGTAATGATAGCCGTATGACCACCTTCTTTGCTGTCTACGACACAGTGGACAAAGAGGTGGTCCGCATCTCGGACACGTTCATTGAAACACGGTCGGTATACCGTCCAGTGTATGGCATCAAAGTGCCGGATCGCTGGTACGCATACCGCCTGGGTACTGATGTTGATATTCTCATCGGCAGCCCTATAACCACAACTGAAGTGCCGGAGGCTGTGCGTCTTGCGCACATGTTACTGACATGAGCATAAAGAAAGTCGGTTGGTGTCGTAAAACGCAAGAACTGGTGCTAGATGTTCAGATATTGAACATACCTTACCTTCGTGATGATATGGACGTGTATGCACTCACTGCCTCGCAGACATGGCTGGTGTGGACACCAGAAACGCAATCTCATTGTGGGGTTGTGGTAGGAGAAGTACCCGAAGTAGTGCAAGTCGCCATGATGATGCTGACATGACGTGGTACGCGTTTCTCTACAACAAAGTGTCCGACAGTGTTACGAACACCCAGATGATGGGTGATAAGGAAAGTATTCCTGAGTTTATGTTCGACGAAGTGGCTGTTAACGGTGAGCTGGAGCTGTACTACGCGCAAGTGTACGTATCCGGCGAACTCAAATGGGGAGCGTGGCATAAGAAGCACAAACAGTGGTTCTTTGCTGACGTTCTCCCGGATGTTGTAAAACTTGCGAGGTTACTGGCGCAATGAGAAATTGGGACTTCCAACCCCCGGGTATCTCCGGGGCTACAACAGGAATACTCTTCCTGATCGTAAATAACGTACCCGAAGTAAGTACGCGGGTATCTTTCAACGCAGTTTTGCAAGTATGCGATGGAGCACATAAAAATGACCCATTCTGTATGGTTTATCTGCAAGACGATACTCGCCGTTGGTACAAAGGTGAATATTGTTACGCAAACCAGCGGTATAAGTTCTCTGATGTGGGTTTGGCATCAGTTCCTGACGTAATCCTGATGATGCAGTTGGTGGCACCATGAACAACGTGTGGGTGATCCTCAACGAAACCAAGGATGTAATAGTCACTGTCTTTGAGACAGATGATGCAGACTCTAGTCTTCATTGGCCAGAGTTCTACCTGCACAAGCCCGGTTGCGTATTCTGCGGCCGGACTATGGAAGTACGTGGCAAAGTTGAGACTGCGTGGTACTACAACTATTTCTACTGGGGTAATCCAACTTACTGGGGACATGGCCAGCCTGATGGTATTGGGTGGTCTGCTGTAATGACCCTACCAGAACCGATCAAAATGCTGAACTTTGTGCGAGGTTAGTGATGGCCCTGATCGTTAATGTAATTAATGGCAATGTTCGTATGTTGCTGGAATCGCCGCATATGACATCTATGGATATTGCGGCTAAGTTCCCAATCGGTGAGGTATACGCGCGTTTCTTGGAGCCGCAAGGTCTTCAATGGCGTGTGTTGCAACGCGGCTCACGTATTGATGATGTACGTAGTTTCTACGACGCGATCATACCAATGGCTGTCGAAGATTTACCTGAATGTGTTCAACTCGTGCATTTGTGCACGGAATAGGAGATTTATGCTTATATTCGTTCTGAGGTTCGACAAGTCTGTTGTAGTAGAGGAACTGGCTACAATTGATCCTACTTATATCAGTTATACCCTCCCGGCAGGGCAACTGTTCGCCCAAGGCATTAATTCGTGGGATATGGGTGGTTGGCACTGCATCCACCGGGGTATCCCCAGTGCGTGGAGAATTGCAACAAAAGTGCCTGCTGAAGTAAAAATGGCTGCATTGATCGTAAACTAGGAGTTTATCCGTGAAACCTACCCTTATGCTAACCGACGATATGCAACGTGCAAACGAGTACCGTTTTGCCCGACATCATAT